CTGTACGCTTGTCAGCCTGCGCGCGCGAGACACGGCTAAAACTGGAACATCAGGGGGGTTTCGATGAGCAGAGCGAAAGTCAAGGTAGCGAGCGAGCGGCGTGTGCTCGTCCTCAAGGGGCAGCTCGAGCATTTCAAGAAGATCGCCGAGGAGGCGCGTGAGTCGGCGAGCTGGACGGCGACCGTCGCCGCCCTCGGCAAGGCCCGCGAGGTGGAAGCCGAGATCGATCGCGTTCTGGCGACGGTGGACCTCGGGACGATCGCGAGCCCGGAGGCCCGCCTCCGTCGCGCCGCCGAGATGGCGATGATGGACGGCAGCTTCACCGCGGCGGCCTCCCTCGAGCGCGAGGCCGAGGAGATGCGTCGCGCTCGTGTGGCGGCAGCGGCAGCGGCGAAGGAGGCCGCGGCGGCAGGGGCGGATCCTCTCGCGCTGATCGCCACGCTCGTCGGCGTGGTCCGCGAGTGGCCTGTCCCGCTTCGTGAGCGCCTCCTCGCCGAGCTGGCAACCTCGGCCGTGCATTGACGGGGAGCGCGCTCCTGTGTCGGGCGCTCGACCAGGCGCGCGCTCTTCAAGATCGCGCGGCGGCGTCCCCGCTCCGCTGGGTACAGTGGACGCCACCACAGGCCGAGTGGCTCCGCTCGCCTTCTCCTCGAAAGCTCCTCCGGGCGGGCAACCAGCAAGGGAAGTCCTGGGCGGCGATGGCCGAGGTCATCTGGCGCTGCCTCGGGACGCACCCGCACTACCCGACGCGCCCGCCGCCGATCGAGGCCTGGATCGTCTGTACGAGCTGGGCGCAGTCGGTCGCCATCATGGGGAAGTTCTGGGAGCTTGCGCCCCGCGACCAGCTACGGCCGGGGACGAGCTTCGACCCGCGCAACGGATTTGGCAAGGACAACCCCGCGGTAGTGTCCCGCAACGGCTCAATCGTCCGCTTCCGCACCACCAACCAGGGGCCGGAAGCGCTCGCCGGCGCAACCATCGACTACGTCGCCATCGACGAGCCGACGGCGCCCGACATCTACCGCGAGCTCGACAAGCGCGTGATGCGCCGGGCGGGCACCATCGGGATCACGCTCACCCCGATCAACCGCCCGTGCGAGTGGCTCCGCGCCCTCGTCGAGGCCGGCGCCGTCACCGAGGTCCACGCCCGCCTCACCGAGGCCAACCTCACGCCGCTCGGCGCGCGCGGCCCGCTGCGTCTGCTCGACGGGACGCCGATGGACCAGGGGTGGATCGACGAGATGCGCGCCCGCACCCCGCCGGTGTACGCGCCCGTGGTGCTCGACGGCGAGTGGGAGACGCGCCCCGAGGGGGTGTTCTTCCGGTGCTTCGATCGCGCCCAGCACGTCAACGGGGCGGTGCGCCTGGACCCGGCTCGCTCGACGGTGCGGTGGGTGCTCGGCATCGACTACGCCGCGGCGGATCGCGCCTACGGCCAGGTCGCCGCGCTGTCCCAGGTTCAGCAGTACGAGGACGAGCGGGGCCGGAAGCAGGAGCTGATCTACCTTGTCGACCTCGTCGCGATGCCGGGGATCGCGACCTCGGAGGGCTTCGCCGCGGAGGTGGTCACGATGCTGAGCAAGCATGGCGTGCGCTGGCGCGACCTGTCGAGCATCTACGGCGACAACCCCGTTCAGTCGCGCTGGGTCGAGAAGTCCAACCTTCTCACCTCGCGGGCCATCGCGCGCGAGCTCGGCGTCCCCATCAACGCGCTGTCGCCACGCATCCTCAACGCGAAAGATGGCATGGCGTCGAGCGGCACGATGGACGCCGGGTGCCGGTACCTCTACGAGGGGCTTGCGGCCGGCCGCATCGTCATCCACCCCCGGTGTGAGCTCATGGCGAAGGCGTTGGAGACGTGGGACTACACCCGCGACCACCCGCTCAAGGACTCGATCGACGCGTGGCGCTACAGCGTCAAAGATTTCATCTTCCGCCCTGGCTCAATTGCCAGGAATACCGTGCGATTCCGGTAACCTGTGATAGGAGTTTGCATGGACGCATACACGACGCACCCCCCGACGCCGACCCGCATCCACGACTTGCAACGCGTCGAGCACACACGCCTCCGGCGTCGGATGCTCTACTCCTCCTACGAGGCGGACCTCGACGCGATGCTGCGCCAGGCGCTCGGCAATGTCCGCGCCTCCGCGTGGAAGCCGGTGGACCTCACGGCCAACCCCTACCTGAGCCTCTGGCAACAGGTCGCCGTCCTCTACAACGAGGCGCCCGACGTGCGGGTGCGCCCCGGCGACGAAGGGCTCCTCGAGGCCGTCGCCGATGCCGCGCTGTGGCCGCTCATGCAGCGGGTTCAACGCGACGTGCTCGGCCTGCGTGAGATGCTCCTCCGCATCGAGGTGGACGCCGCGGGCGTCGTCGTCGTCCGCCCGGTGTTCCCCGACCTCGTCGAGGCCTGGGGCAAGGTGGGGCACCCGTCGGTCCTGGCACGCGTCCGTGAGGCGGTGCTTGAGCCGGTGTTCGGCTGGGTGTGGCATGACGTGGACGTCACCGATCCGGCGGCCCCGACGTACACCGTCGTGACGCCGGCGGGCGTTGACATCACGGTCGACGTGCTCGGCTCCGACTACTCCGGCGCGGCCTACCCCTACCGCAAGTCCGACGGGACGCCGATCCTGCCCTACGTCCTGTACCACGCAGCCGAGACGGGGTTCCTGTTCGATCCCTACACGATGCGGGAGATCGTGAGCGGGTCGCTCACCTTGGGCGTCTACCTCACCTACTTCGGCCACGTCCTCCGCAACGCCGCATGGGCGCAGCGGTACGCGATCGGGGCCGAGCCCGCGGGGGCCGAGACGCCCGACGGGGACGGCGGATCCCGGCGCGAGGTGGTGAGCGACCCGGCGACCCTGCTCATCCTGCGTCCGGATCCGAGCATGAGCGGGCAGGCGACGGTGGGGCAGTGGACGAGTCCGGCCGACCCCGAGGCGCTCCTCCGCTCGGTGGCGATGTACGAGAAGCGGATCCTGACGCTTGCCGGCCTCCAGCCGCCGGACGTGACGCGCCAGGAGGCGGACATCCGCTCCGGCTACTCGCTCGCGGTGGCGCGCGATTCGGTGCGGGAGTTCCAGCGCACCTTCGAGCCGCAGTTCCGCAAGGGTGACGGCCTCACGCTGGCGCTCATCGCCACCCTGTTGAACCGCGCCACGGGCACCAGCTACAGCGAGGAGCCGCGCGACTACCGTGTCCAGTACCGAGGCCTCCCCCGGTCCCCGGCAGAGCAGGCGGCGCAGCTCACGGAGCTTTCGGCGCGCATGGCGGCCGGCCTCGTCGGGCCGGTGTCGGCCTACATGGAGATCCACCCCGGCGTCATGCGAGACGAGGCGCTCAACGCCATCGCGCACGGTCGCCTCGAGGAGGCCGAGGTCGCCGCGCTCGTCGCGAGCCTCTCGGGAACGCCCGCCTCCCCGTCCTCGGCCCCAGCGGTAGGCGCCGCAGAGCGCACGCCGATCGCGCTCACCTCGACGGACATCGCCTCGATCGTCACCGTCGATGAGGCCCGCGCCTCCCAGGGGCTGTCCTCCATCGGCGGCACGGAGGGCGGGCTCACCGTCGCCGAGTACCAGGCAAAGAATGCCGCCGTGATTGCCGCCGCCGCGAACGCGGTTGCAGGAACGCCCGCCACCCCGCAAGAAGGAGCCGCCCTTGTCTGAAGCCACTACCCCCGAAGCGCCCGCACCCGTCACCGACGCTACCGCAGAGCAGGCGGTGCCCTATCCCCGCTTCGCCAAGGTGAACGCGGAGCGGAAGGCGCTCGCCGACCAGAACGAGGCGCTCCAGAGCCAGCTCGCCGCGCACCGTGCCGCGGCCGACGAGCTCACCGCGCTGCGGGCCGAGCGCTCGACGTGGGCCGAGGAGCGCGAGCTCATGGGGCAGGGGCTCACGGACGAGGAGGGGATCAGCCTCGCCCGGCACTACTACGGCCGCCTTCCCGCCGAGTCGCGCCCCAAGTCGCTCGGCGAGTACGTCGCGAGCCTCCGCGTCGAGGGCGCCGCCGTCCCCAAGGGGCTCGCGTCGTTCGTCGGTGCGCCGGCCGCGGCTGTCGCTGAGAGCCCGCAAGGGCGCACGATGCCACGCTCGACGGCTACGGGTGTCGCCGCGCCCGCCGCGCCCACCGTCACCGCCGAGGCGCTTCGGGCGGCGCGTGAGCAGGCGCAGCGCTCGGGCAACTGGGAGCCCGTGAAAGCCCTTCAAGCGGCGTATGGGGCGCAACGCCGTTGACATGCGGGCGCTAATCGCCTACTCTCGTTCTGCCATCCGGGGTCGGCCACCCGTAAAAGCCGTAGGCAAAAGCTCCAACGCTTCCACCTACGGATACCACAATGGCGAACGAAATTCTCTTTGCGGGGCTCGGCGACCAGACGCTCGCCGAGGCCCTCTCCAATCAGTACCTGCTCATGCTCGCCGATCGGATGGCGCTGCCCAACCACCCGGCACTGTTCTACGCCGGCGACATCGCCGCGGCCTCGAGCAACACCATCAAGGTGCCTCAGCTTGGCCTCATGGGGTACGACCTCCTCGCCTCCACCGCTGACGGCGTGGCGGTCGCGAATAGCGCCCTCGCCGACGGGTCCTCCACGGTCGCCGTCGCCCGCTACAGCAAGTCCTACGAGGCCTCCGACCTCGCCAAGATGACCGACGGCGGCGTCATCAATATGGCGATGTTCGCGCAGGACGCAATCGTCTCGGGCGCCGTCACCCTCACCAGCCTCGTCGCCAACCTGGTCGACAACTTCGCGACCACCGTGGGCTCCACGGGCGTTGACGCCACCTTCGCCAACTTCCTCGACGCGCTCACCGCGCTCGAAGTCGCCAAGGTTCAGGGGCCGTTCATGGCGGTGCTTCACCCGACGCAGTGGGGCGACATCCGCAAGGATCTCGCCATCACCGCCGGCGGCGCGATCCAGTACGCCGCGGCCTCCCAGGAAGCGCTCGCCGTTCGCGGCGTTGGCTTCCAGGGCACCCTCTGCGGTGCGGACGTGTTCACGTCGACGTACGTCCCCAGCGCCAACGCTGGCGCCGATCGCGCCGGTGGCGTGTTCGGGCGCGGCGCGATCGTGTGGGCGGATGGCACCGTGGTCAACGACGACCCCACCGGACAGTCGATGGTCATCGGCGGGAAGATCCTGTTCGAGCGCGCGCGCACCGCCAAGTCCGGCCTCACCGCCTACGTCTCGCACCGGTACCTCGGCGCGGCCGAGGGTATCGACCTCTGCGGCGTCTCGATCATCACCGACCTGTAAGCCCTACGGTCGGGGCCGGGGTTGAAGGCTTCCTCCTTTGGCCCCGGCCCCGGCCTCGTCCGTTTCCCAAAGGAGCCTCCCCATGCCGCCCAAGAAGCCCGCCCCTGGGTTTATCGCCGACACCTCGGCGCCGACGAAACTCACCAGCTCGGTAGAGAGCGCGGCGGGTGTGTCGGTTGTCCCCAACATGGGAGCGGCGCCGGGCGGCATCCCCCTCACGCGCGTGGAGGCCTGCGGCCCGTTCATCCTCAAGGCGCACCCCGCCCGCTGGACCGTCATGGGCGGCAAGGTCATCCCCCAGCTCGGGCGCATCGCGCTCATGCCGGGGCTCAACAGCATCTCCAGGCACGGCGACCGCATCAACGCGAGCGAGGCCCGCGCGGCCTCTGCGGATCGCGGCTGGAAGGTCATCCCCTTCGGCCACGTCCCCCCCGGCCACCTCCCCGACGACCAGGCGCCCTCGTACCTGTACTCGCCCGACGGGCGGCCCGACGTGACGCTCCTCATTTACACCCGGTGCTACCCGGGTAGCGACCGCGTCGACTGCGACGAGGCCCGATACATCGAGTTCTGCGAGCACCTCGTCTCCTCGGGGTTGATCGACCCTCCTGCGCTGTGGGTGCTCGAGCAGCTCGCCGAACGGTTGCACCGTGAGGCCGATGGCCTCGCCGACAAGGCGCGCGAGCACAGCGCCTACAAGTCTGCGAGCGCGAAGGCGATCGCCGCCCGCGACGTGGTGGACGCCCTCATCGAGGAGCGCCGCCGCACGGTCCTCCCCTCCCGCGGCGCATCGGTTCAGGTGGACCTGTGAGCGGCGAGAAGGACGGGCGCCGCGAGGCGATGGACCGGATCACCGGGAAGCTCATCGAGCAGGGCTTCAAGCCCGACGCTGCGAAGAAGCAGGCCCGCGACTCCATGATCCGCACGGATCGCACCCTCGAAAAGCAGGGGAGGTAGGCTCATGGCGACCCTGTACTCGGCGCGACTCATCGGCCCGGAGATCCTCGAGGCGGGCACGGCCAACACCGTCGCCTGCCCGTTGTACCGGGACGGTGCGCTTGTGGCGCCGAGCTCGGGGACGCTCACCGTCTGGAACACCTCGGGCGTCAAGGTGCTCGACGCGGTGGCGGCCACCATCACGGCCTCGGTCGCCACCGTGGCGATCTCGTCGGGCCAGCTCGCCGGCCAAACCAACTCCGACGCGTGGCGCTTCGAGTGGGCGCTCACCATCGGCGGCGTCGTGTCGACGTTCCGCACGGACGGCGCCCTTGTCTACCGCCGCCTCTTCCCGGTCATCACCGGCGTGGACCTGCTGCGGGCGCATACCGATCTCACCCGCCGCCGGCCTGCTTCGGAGTCGCGCTACCAGGACTACCTCGATGAGGCCTGGGCGCGTATCGAGGGCCGCCTCATCGCGAGCGGGAAGCGTCCGTGGCTCATCCTGGCGCCCTCTGCGCTGCGTGAGGTTCACCTCTACCTGACGCTCCACCTCGTCTTCAACGACTTCGCCACGGGCGGCACCGACTCGTCCGAGTGGTCGCAGGCGGCGAACTACGCCACGCAGTACGAGACGGCGTGGGGACTGGTGACGTACCCGCAGGCCGATCCCGACGGTGGGGCCGAGGGCAACCGCCGCCGCAACCTGTCGCCGACCGTGTGGCTCACGGGGCGCGCGTGAGCACGACGGACGCCATCCGCTCGCGCATCGCCGCGCGCGTCCTCACTGCGGACGCCGGCTTGCGTGAGTCGGTCGAGGTCTACCCGTTCATTCGCCAGGGTGGGCACTCGCCGGTCCACCTTGAGGTCGCTGTCGCCATCGTCGAGAGTGAGGCGGTAGGGGACCGCGGGCGCTCGCCCAGCACGTTCACCCGCGAGTCCGTGCGGGTGCTCCTGGCGTACCAGCTCGCCCCAAAGGATCGCGTCGCGAGCCTGTCCGCCTTGCATCAGATGGAGGCGGCGATCCGCTCTGTGCTCCTCACGGGCGCATGGACGATCGACTTCACGCTGCCCCGTTGGGAGACGACCACGCGTGAGGCCGGCCTCGACGGCTGGGTCTGGTCCGAGTCTGCGTTCTCCGTTCATCACCAGCTCACCGTTTAGGGGGTTCCATGCCGCTCTCCAATGTCCCGTTCATGCCGCGCGACGGCACCATCGTCATCAAGGACAGCACGGCCACGCCGATCACGCTGACGGTGTCCTTCGAGGATGGCGACTTCAGCTTTGACGAGCTCACCGAGGGCTACGCGGACACCGTCGTCCTCAAGGATCGCGGCGTCCCCTACGCGATGCGGAAGTCCGAGGGCCAGGTGCCCACCTTCACGTTCAGCGCCCACGCGACGGATTTCACGGACGCGACGGACAAGACCCTCATGGACGCGTGCCTGAAGAAGGGCATGTTCGCCGCGGGCGTCTCTGCCCTCGGGGCCAGCGCCGACGTGTGGGCGCTCAGCGTCAAGTTCACCGCGGACACCAGTGCCATCGGCGGTGCCGCGGATTCGGTCGAGTTCAAGAAGTGCCGGCTCTCCTGCTCCTTCTCCGAGGGCACCCCCGGCAAGTTCTCGCTCAAGGGCCAGATCCTCATCACCTCCGACAGCGACGTCGTGTGGACCTGATGGAGCCGATCCGCATCCTGGGGCCCCAGCCCGTCACCCTGCCCGACTTCGCCGATCGCGAGGACCTCGCGCGTGGGTTCCTCGAGTCGGAGAAGACGGCGCATCGCTCCATCATGCGGATCTACTCGGCCTATCTCGGGCTGTGCACCCCGCTCGGGAAGGCGGCGCGGGCCGACTTCCTCAAGCACCGGTGCGACGTGCTCGCCTACGGGGGTGCTGTGTACAGCTACCTCCGGGGCAAGGGCGTGACGGCGGGCGAGATCGCCGAGGCGGCGATGCCGCTCGTCGGGCTCATCTACGAGCACCTCGCGCCGCGGGAGCAGGAGGTAGCCGCACAGACGGATTTTACCGCTCCCGGCGCGGCGCAGTAGACCTGGCGGCCGTCGCCCTCGGGTTGCGCTACGCCGGGGATCCTGGTTGGTTCTATGGCCTCTCGCGGGAGCAGCAAGTGCAGGTCGACGCCTACCATCGAGCAACCTCCTCCAAGGCCAAGGCCTCGGACGAGTTCGCGACGTGGCACGGCCGATGAGCACGATGCGCTACTCCGACGGCATGGCGACGGTGACGCTCGACGGCGCCCTTGAGGCGTTCGTCCGCTCGGCGCTGTCGACCGTCGAGCGCGCCGCGCTGGCGGTGATGGAGGACCACGCCGCCGAGCTCGCCGCTACCGCCCGCCGCGAGTGGTACGGCCCGAGCGGCGTTGACCGCGAGACGGGCAAGTCGGGCGACATCCAGGTCGTCACGACGGTCGACGCCGCGCGCGGGGTGGTGCGCGTGAGCATCGGCAGCACGGACACGCGCAAGGCGGGGAAGACGTCCAAGCCGCTCGCGGCGTTCGTACACCAGCCCTGGGGCTCGTCGCTGCGGGCGAAGGCGGTGACGCGCGAGGAGTGGTTTGCCTGGCGAAGCAAGGGCGCCCCGGTGCTCCCGCCGCCCGACGACGCATGGTGGGCGGGCGCGACTGGAGGACGCCGCCACGGGGAGGGCCTCAAGAAGGGCGTCTGGTACATCCAGACGACGGGCTCGGCGGAAGGCAAGGAGCTTGCTCCAAACGGGAAGGGGTACCTCATCCAGACGTTGGTACGCACGCCCGCAAAGGGCATGGTCACGAAGCTCGCGCCCGAGCTGTCCCGCCTTCTCGCCACACGTCTACAGCATGGAGGTAGGTGATGGCGAATCCTGTGGTGGGTATCGACCTCGAGCTGCGGCTTGAGAAGTTCAAGGCGGACATGGCCTCCATCCCTGGCATCGCCAGCAAGGAGGGAAAGGCGATGGCCGCCCAGCTGGCGAAGGAGCTGCGGGCCGTCGAGAAGGCCACGAAGGACGCGGCGCGCGCATCGAAAGAGGCGGCGTCGGGTGCCAAGGACTTCGGCGACAAGGCGGGCAAGGCGGGGCAGTCGAGCGCCAAGCTCGCCGGCGCGCTCTCCCTCCTCTCTCCCGCTGCCGGTGATGCGACGCGCAACCTCGCCGATCTGGCCGACGTGGGCGAGGTAGCATCCGAGGTGGGCGCCGCCCTCGGCCTTTCAAGCGCCGCGCTCGGGGTGGCCCTCCTCGCCATCGCGGAGGCCGCGGCTATCGCCTACGTCGCCTACCGGGTGTACACCGAGGAGTCCGACCGGGCGGCCGAGTCCGCCCTGTGGCTGGCCTCCGCAGAGGCGGCGCTCAAGCCGATCCTCGACGACACGCGAGACGCGACCATCGACCTCAAGGTGGCGACGGGCGAGCTCACCGAGGAAGCGGGCGCGCTCGAACGGGCCTCGATCCGAGCGTTCGCCGCGTACCAGGAGGCGACTGGGGGCACGCGCAAGCAGCTCTCGGCGCTCAAGGCGGAGCAGTCCGGGGTGTTCACGCAGATGGTCGACATGGCCGACGGCATCGTGCCTGCCTGGACCCCGATGGGTGTGGTCCTCGACGGGCTCACGACGACCTCGGGTGAGTTCCAGGTCCAGGTGGACGGGCTCCAGGGGAGCATGGACAAGGCCGCGGCGACCACGCGCGCCAATCGCGACGTGCACAAAAAGCTGATCGAGGTGGAGAAGGAAGGCAAGGCCACGAAGGACGGCATCACCAAGGCGGCGCGCGACCAGGCCAAGGCCTTGGCCGCCGTGAACGACGAGCTGGATCGGCAGGCCGACGGGACGAAAGAGGTCTTGTCCAAGGAGGCGCAGTTCGAGCAGGACGTGTTCGCACTCCGCGAAAAGCTGACCAACGAGCGGGCCGACAAGGAACGCGCGCTCCGGCAGGAGCACAACGACGGCCTCATCGAGCAGCAGGCGATCAACGAGAAGATGGCCGCCGAGGAGGCCGCGGCGGCGAAGGCTGCGGCCGACATCCAGATCGAGGAGATCGAGCGCATCACCGCGGCCGATGCAGCGCGCAAGGCGGCGACCGAGTCGGCCACGCTCGACCTCCTCGGCGCCACGTCCGAGGCGTTCGCGATGGCGGCCGAGGAGCAGAGCAAGACCAACAAGGACGCCGCTATGGCGATGTTCGTGGCGTCGAAGGCCGCGGCCGTCGCTCAAGCCGTCGTGAATACGGCGCTCGCTATCTCCTCGGCCAACACGCTCCCGCCCCCGGCCAACTTTATCGCGATGGCCGCGGCGGGTGTGTCGGGCGCGGTGTCACTCGCGGCTATCGCCTCGTCCCCGCCGCCGAGCTTCAACGATACGCCCGGCGTGATGTCGATGGGGCAGCGCGGCAGCGTGTCGCTGGCCTCGGGCGACTACTTCGCCGCGGCCCGCTCGCCGACGGAGCTCCAGCGCCAGGTAGGCGCGACGGCCGGCGGGGGCGTCTCGATCCTCCAAGTGAGACTCGGCCACAAAGTCCTCGATCAGTCGGTGGCCCGCACCATCCAGGAGGGCGGGCGCCTGTCGCGTGAGATCTCCAGCCGCACGAAGTCGGGCACGACTGGACACCGGAGCCGCGCGTGATCCTCTACCCGTCTCAACTCACCGGCCGCCGCGTTCACTGGCTGCTCACCGTCGAAGTCGGCGGCGTCCTCATGCGGATGGCCGACGACGAGCTCGACGTGGTCACCGACGCGGGCGAGGTCTACCACTACTCGGCGGGCCTCGATGACATCGAGACGACGGAGAGTATCAGCCTGTTCAGCGACTCGTCGGGGCAGCTCTCGGTTCCGCTGGAGTTCCTCCCGCCGCCGGGCGTGAGTATCGCCGAGATGATCGCCCGCGGCGACGACCTCTCGGCGGGCCGCGGCGAGCTCGCGCGCTGGGTCGAGGGGACGACCTACGAGGCGCGGCGCGTGGTGCTCGTCGGCGGGCTCACGGATCCCGAGTACGGCGACGACGGCGAGGCCGTGGCGACGACGCTTGAGGAGCGCCTAGCCTACGTCGAGACGCTCACGAGCTCGCCGGCATTCGCGACTAACGCTTTGACGTGGCCGGGTAGTTCCGTCGCGAGCTTAAGCGACGAGTGGCTTGACGTGCCGTACCCCATTGTGATCGGGCGCCCTGGGAAGACGGGCGAGAGCGACTACATCACCGGCTCGCCTGCGCTGTGGGTGGACCATCGCTTCATCGTGCCGACCTCGCCGCCGCCCTCGACGTGGGGCGGTGTGGTGGTCCTCGCCGGTCACCACGTCAGCGCCGAGCGCGTGTACCTCAATAACGACCAATACACGACGGTAGACCATAGGTTCAAGGTGTTCAACCTGTGGGACGCACAAGGTCATCCCGTCGCCGTCGTGCCTTGGTACGTCTCCTCGACCAGCACGGGCCCCGCGTTCGACTTCGACGGGGCGGCCACCTACGCCGATCACTACGTCGCCGATCCGGACGTAGCAGCGGGCGGATTGACGCTCAGCCTCGGTGCGGGCGCCCGCCTCGACCCTACGTTCGTGAGCTCGGACCAGCTTCCGCTCTACGTCATCTGGGATGACGAGGCGGCCTTCGGCGGGGGCCTCGTCCGCGACGGTGTCACCATCCGCGGCGCGGGTGACGTGCTCGCGTACTTCCTCGGCCTCACGACCATCGCCGTTGATTGGGGCCGCCTCGCCGCGGCGACTCCGCTCCTCGACGCGTTCAAGCTCGACGGGTGCATCACGGAGCGCGTGGACGTGTGGACGCTCCTACAGGACGAGATCCTCCCGCTCCTCCCGGTGTCCATCGTGTCGGGGCCGCTCGGCATCTACCCGGTGGTCTGGCGCTACAACGCGACGGCCGCCGACGCCGTCCTCGTGATCGACGCGGACACGGACGCCAGCATCAGTCGTGACGGCCGCGTAGCCTACGACTCCCAGGACAGGGCTAATCGCCTCTCCCTCGAGTACCAGTTGTCCTACCGCACGGGCAACTATCAGACCACGCTCACCTACGGCAGCGAGGCGGACGCCGCCCTTGACTCGGCCGTGACCGAGCATCCGCTATGCACCTGGTCCCAGGGGCGGACGGGGCGCGTAGTCGAGCGCAGCCAGGCGTCGGCGTGGGTCTACGACGACAGCACGGCCTACGCCATCCTTGAGTGGCAAGCGGCCGCCTACGCGCTCCCGACGCGGACGGTGTCGTACCAAGTGCCGGAAGTCGAGTTCGTGCACGTCGAGCGCGGCATGGTCGCGGTGTTGACTGACTCGTCCATCTACGCGGCCGGCGCGGTGTGTTTGGTGCGAGAGGTAACGACGGACGGGACAGGATACTTGACGCTGGTACTCCAACTGCTCGACTCCCCGTTGACGAGGTAGCACATGGCGAAGACTCCCCCCGCCGGCGACCTCCGCGGCGTCCTCATCCCCGAGGCCGGTACACTGACGGCGACGTACTCGGCGACGACGCAGGCCGGGCCGCGCGCGGGGGCTGTCGTCCCCGATCAGACGACGGGCCTGCTACTCCACGCGAGCGGCACCCTCGATGCCAACTCCGAGGCGGCCCAAGGCGGCGCGATGGGGATCACGACGCTAACCGGCGGCAACGTCGGCACGGCCGCGATTCGGTGGGCGTTCGCAGGTGACACGCTCCGCTCCTGGGATCCGCCCGTCATGCTCGCCGGCTGGGAGTACATCGACCGGTCCACGGTGGCCTCGCGCTACGTCGCGCCGCACGTCATCCGTCGCGCGTCCGACGGCCTGCCCGTCGTCGTCGTCACGAAGAACACGAACGACGTGGTCGTCAACTGCGCGGATTCTCTCGGCATCTGGACCGCGGTGACTGTCGAGGCTACCACCGCGCAGACGCGGGCGTGCTTGGTCGACATGCCGGGCGGCCGCCTCCTCTGCCTCTACGTCGTCGCGGCCTCGGCCTCGTCGACGCAGGTGCGGATGGCGTACTCCGACGACGGCGGCGCGACGTGGACCACGGGCGCGAGCTCGGCACTCCTGTCCTCGATTGCGGTGGCGTCGAGCGCGGTGGTCCGCATCCGCGCCGTCTACCTCGCCGGCCAGATCTCGATGTTCATTCACTACGTCACCGCCGGCGCCGACTTCGTGTACCAGCTCGCCAGCTCCGACGGCGGCTGCCGCTTCGTCGGCATCGTCGGCGACGTGTACAGCGGCTATCCCGACATCATCACGAGTCAGGGCTCAATCTTCGTCGCGCTCCTCCGCTACAGCGCCGCCTTTACGCCCGTGACGATTCAGCCCTGGGTCTACCGGCTGTCGTCGGCAAGCCAGCCGCTCTCCTCTATCGAGGGCGTGGAGGCGGCGACGGGCGCGGGGTCCGAGGTGTTCGGCACCTACGCCGCGGGCGCCTTCACGGCGGGCGAGCTTGCGTTGCTCGCGATGGATGACGGGACGCTCTACGTCTACGGCGTCGATTTCGCGGGCACCGGGACCGGCGAGGTCATCACCCGTGTCTCGGTCGACAGGGGCGCCACCTGGGACCACAACTGGCGCAACAGCCACGCGGACGTCAACGGCACCGTGCTGCACTTCTCCGGCCTCGGTACGACGGCCTGGCGCGACCTGTCGGTAGCTCCCGAGCGCGGGCGCGCGGTCATGGCCCACGCCACGCTCGGCACCGTGACCAACGACTACACGTCGCTCTGCGCGGCCTACCTCGGCGGCTGGTCGACGGTGGGAATGCCGGCGCCGGGTAGTCAGGAGATTTGGGAAGTCGCCGGGTGGGATAACACCTGGGTTCCCATCGACCTCCCGCATCAATCGGGCGCGACGTGGACGAGGACGTTCTCGGCTGGGTCGACTGACGTGCTCGGCTCAACCGGTGTGACCATCACCGCGACGGGCGCGGACACGGGCTACTACCAGGCCACGCCGGTGACCACCGGGTACGAGGCGGACGGCGTTCTCCTCGAGTACGGCGTGCGCGTGACTGCGGGGACGGCGTCGACCGAGATTCGGATTAGTGACGGGACAAACGCGTATGTCGTTCGCTTGGACGCGACGACGACCGGCGTGGACCTCCGCGACGTGGGGGCCTTCCCGGCCGTCTCGCTGGGGACGGCGGTGGTCGACTGCACGAAGGGCGTCGTGATCCGCATCGCGCTTGCGAAGGCGTCGGGCGCGTGGTCTACCAACGTCGGCAAGACTCGCGCGTGGGTGCGTGTCGAGGGGCCGTACTCGGGAGGCGTGGTCAACTACGGCCCCCGCCAAGATCGCGAGTGGACGTCCATCGCCACCTCGAGCACGGTGACGTCGGTCGCCAGCGCTACCAACCGCATCCGCTGGGGCTCTGTCTCGTTTGCAGGCACCTCGATCTGGCGCTCGTTCCTGTTCACGGCAGGCCGCGAGACGGCCGGGAACAACTTGGACTCGGCCGCCGGCACCGCGCGCGGGCACTTGGTCACGCCGGCCGGGAGTCCCGTCCACCTGGTCGACGGCCTTCGGGTCAACGGGGTCGACGGCCCAACGGTGGCCGGTGACACCTTCACGACGACGGCCGACTTCAGCTATCCGGTCAAGGCCATCAACCCGGCCTTCAGTCCCTCGCCGCGGCGCGTGTGGCGCTCGACGCGCGACAGCTCTGAGCACGACATCATCCTCACCGGCGTGGACCTTGGCGCCCGCTCTGGCGACCTCTACGGGCTGTACCTCGCCGGCTGCAACTGGAAAACCGCCACCCTCTACCGTGACAGCACGGGGACGAACAAGGTCTGCGACATCGACCTCTCGGCGCAGCTCACCGGCATGGACTTCGTTCGCAATCGCGGCATGGTTTACCCGGTGTCGGGCGGTGGCGTCGGGATGCCCTTCTACGCAGGCGCCCAACGTCTCGTCGGGGCCACCGTGGAGTATGTGTCGACCGGCGCGGGGAACCCCGTGGTGGTCCGCACCGTGACGGGCAACACCTCCGGGGCGTGGGTAGCGGGTACTGCCGTCGGCTCCTACGCGTCGACGCGCCTCGAGCTGGAGAGCTACGACGCGGCCGACCCGACGAGCGGCGTGCTCACTCTGCGGATGCCGTCGGCCGTCATTCTGTTTGACGCCTTGGTCGGCACCGACACGCTCATGCTTCGGATCCCCGCGCAAGTCACGCCCGATGACTACATGACCATCGGCACGATGATCGTCGGGCGCGTGCGGCTCTTCGGGCGCCAGTACTCGCGCGGCCGTGGACTCACCTTTACCCCGGCCTACGAGCTCGCCGAGACGAGGAGCGGCACCAGGCGGGGCCGCGTGCTCGGGCCGACTCGGCGCGCGATGGAGATGAGCTGGGACGACGGCGTGGACACGAGCGGCCTCAACACGCCGGGGTCCGCGCCCGACTACTACGGCCTCGGCTACTCGGGGTCCGACGGCCTCACGGCCATCGCGGACACCGGGCGCACGCTCGCCGGCATCATCGCGCAGACGAGCGGGGCCGTCATCCCCGTCGTCGTCCTCCCGGCAATCAAGCAGCAGTCGAGCGCGCCGGGGACGACGGGTATCCAGCTCCTCGATCCCGAGGCGCACCTCTACGGGCGCATCGTGACGCAGACGCTACGGGTCGACAGTGACGCGAGCGTCCGCGGGCAAGAGCTCCGTGACCCCGGCGAGATGGTCCAGATCTCCACGGTCATCGTGGAAGAGGAGCTCTGATGTCAACGACGACCGTGTGTCCGGTGGCGTGGATTCAGATTGGAAGCGCCCAAGCCGACGCGGCCGTCCGCGCGCTGGTCATCGCGGCGGGCTCGGGCGTGACGTTGACGACGACGACGGCCTCGGGCGTGGCGACGACGACGATAGCGGCCTCGGGTGGAGGCGGTGGAGGGTCGCCGACTGGCGCGGCGTCGGGTGACCTCGGCGGCACCTACCCATCACCGACGGTGACGCAGGCGCGAGGCCTCCGCGAGACGACGGGGCCGACAACGCTCACGATGGGCGCCGTTGCGGACGGCCAGATGCTGAAGCGCTCGGGCTCCACCATCGTCGGCGCGTGGCTTGCCCTCGCGCTGGTCGTCTCGCAGGACGGCGCCTTAGTCGGCCTCGACGGGCTCGCCGTCGTCTACCCGAAGATCATCACGTCTGGAGGCACGGTCGTATGAGTCTCTCCCCTCTCGCCTGGCGCTACGTCGGCGCGCAGTCGTTCGCCAGCGCCACCGTGGCGGCCGTCCTGGATGCGCTCTACACCCTCGGCGGCGCGGCGACCTATGCCGACGGCACGACGCGCACGGTGGGCTCGGGCTCGGCTTGGACGTGGTCGCGCTACCAGAACGGGGGCACGACAGAGGCCTGCTACGCCTCGCCCCCGACCGATACTCTCAACCTCCGCGTCATCCTCGCGGGCGCGGCCTCGCTGCCATCGCCATCGCCGACGATGGCCTCGCCCGACGCCGCCGCGATCAACGTCCTCAACGTCAACGTCATCAAGAATGCGGGCTCGTTCGCATCGTGGAACGCCGCATCCCCGTTCACGTCGGGCCAGACGTTCGGCTACTGGCGCGCGTGGGCGACGGCGGCGGGCGTCGGCACCGTCCGACTGTACGAAGGAACCGAGGCGGTTCTCGTCCTGTTTGAGACGGCGTCGGCGACCGCCTACGGCGCAATCCTTGGGGCGCTCCTCGACTCGGAGAGTACCGACGTCGTGAGCGACGCCGAGTCAGACGGCAAGCTCTACGGGATCATCACCTCGGGAATCTCCGCCAATATTACCGGCACGCTCAACACCTCGGCGCAGTTCCTTGATCACTCGTCCGTCGCATCGCAGAACCACGCCGGTATTTTCACGCCGGGTGGATCTACGCTCCTCCCGATGAATCGCCGCGCCGTGTCCACGGCCGCGATGACGACGACGGGACTCAAGACACGCTCGGGCCGCTACGTTCGCGCGCCGTTCGACTACCGCTCGACCGCGGCCTCGCCGAATGACCTCGCGCTCGGGCGGCTGCGTGAGATCAGCATGTTCAGCGACGGCAAGACGGCGACCAAGCTGACGAGCGGCGCGACGACCATCGGCTACCTCGTCGGCGGTAGCAGTGTCACCGACGTGGACGTCGTCATTCTGGCGCACGCGTGAGCCCCGCCGTCGCTTGGGTGGCGGCCAACGCCAACGAGGGGCGCACGCCCGCGCGCATCGAGGCACCGCTCGTCCATCACGCCGACCTCACCGCCGCCGGGTACGCTCCCGAGCCGGCGCGCTTCGACTACCCAGGGCACATCGTCGTGACGGACTCAGCCGGCGTCGAGTGGGCGGCCAACCTACCCGAAACATGGTAGTCTGCCGGCGTAGAGGTATCAATGCCTAACGACGCTCCGAGCTGGTACGGGAAGGCTTTCAAAGTCGAGGGGCCGGCCGGTATCCTCGCGATGCTCCTCTCCAGTGGCCTACTCGGCGCCGGCGCGGCCGGGGGCGTCGGGGTGTACACACGCGATGGGGACATGGCGGCGGTGGACGCTCGCGTAGACGCGCGCATGGACGCCGTGGTAGAGCAGCTTCGGCGCGAGGCCGCAGCGGCGACCGAGGCAAGCGAGGCCCTCGCCGGCGTGCGCTACGAGGAGATCCTCCGACGCCTCGACAGGATCGAGCGTCGTTTGGACACCACGCCGTGACTCCGCACTTCACGCTCGCCGAGCTCACGCGCACGAGCACCGGCCTCCCCAACGAGCCCGCGCCGTCCCAGGTAGCCGCGCTCACGAGCCTGTGTCTCCACGTCCTGGAGCCCATCCGCGCGCTCCTCGGCGTCCCGCTCCGCATCACGAGCGGCTATCGCTCGGCCGCGGTCAACGCAGCGATCAAGGGCGCCCCCCTGTCGCAGCACCTCAAGGGTGAGGCCGCTGACTTCATGCCGGTGGGGATGGACGTGGAGGTGGCGATGGGCCGCATCGTCGCGGCCCGTCTCCCCGTCGACCAGCTCATCGTCTACCCACGCGGCGGGTTCATCCACGTCTCCCACGCCGCGCAACGGGTCCAGCGCGGCGAGCTCCTCCGCAGCGCGGCGCCAGGTGGTAGCGGCGGGCCGTACTCGAGGTGGACGTGAGCAACCCCGAGCGCGCCCAGCTCGCCAGCCTTGGCGCGCACGCCGACGAAGCCCCGGGCCGCCCGCTCCGCATCGACACGCCCGAGGACCTCGAGGCGCTCCGGCGGGTGAGCGATGCGGCGATCGGGGGCGAGCTGCTCCGACGCCGTGAGGAGCGCACCCCGACAGGAGCGACATGACCCCCACCGAACGCCGCGCCCGCCGCGCCGCCCACATCGCCCACGCCCGCACCCGTCTCCCCCCGCGGTCCTGGCTCCGCGCCCGCATCGAGCCCCTGGTCCTCGCCGGGCAGTCCGACGACCAGGTCGCGCGCCAGATCGCCACCGCCCTCGACGGCGTCTTCGCGCTGGACCGCGTGATCCCCGGGCCCGTCGGGCAGCTCGCAGAGGCGGTCGACGGGGAGATCCTCTACGCCGTCGCGCTGCCGATCGTTCGGGCGGTGCGGAAGGCGCTGGTGAAGGCGCAGATCGTGCACGGGTAGAGCTGTGCGGGTTGTGCGGGTCCCGGGCCCGATCAGGCCGTACCGGGCCGAGCCCCCACCGCAACGATCGGCCGCGAACGCCGATCGCGCGGGCCGTTTACGTTCCAGGTGGTAACCGTCACGATGGGCCTCCAAGGCGGGGAAGTCGAGAGGTGTGCGGGTTCGTCGCGTTATCGAAGTGCTCGGTCACCGGCGCACCCGGGGCGCCCGCCGTCGCCCGATCACCGGTCGGACCCCCGCCACCTTCGGCGCCACCGGCTCCCGGTCCACCGCCTCGAGGAGCTCCTCCTCCGCGGCCCGCCGGTAGTGCCGGAGCGCGACCTCGGGGGAGTGCCCGAGCAGCGCACCGGCCACCCCGGGGTCCACGCCCGAGGCATAGATCGCGTTCGTGCGGGCGCGCCGAGCGTCGCGCGGGGTCCAGGTGATCCCCGCCTCCTTCATGCGGCGGAACAGCATCTCGCGGGCCGAGGCGCCGCGGTAGCCCAGCACCGTCCCGTCCTCGGCGCCCGGGTGCGCCTCCATCCAGGCGGCGAGCTCGGCCGCGGCGTCGAGGGGGAGGGGGATGCGGCGGGTGCGCCGCTTGCCTGTCACCGTGATCCACCGGCCCTCCACGTCCCGACGCCGGAGGTGCCCGATCTCGGACACCCGGCACCCGCTCGCGACGACGAGGAGCAGGTGGAGCCGGCTCGCGCCCGTGAGCGCGGCGATGGCCTCGGCCGCGTCCGTCAGCTTGACGCGAGTGTGCGTGAGCTCGTCGAGGTGGACGCGCACCCGGGGCAGTTCGGCGGCGGTCACGATCCCCACCTCGCGCCCCCAGCGCCACGCGAGCCCGAGGATCGTCAGGTCCTTCTGGACCGTGCGCGGGGTCGACCCGAGGCGCAGGCGGGTGTCCCGGTACCGCTCGACGGTGAGGCGGTCCACGGCATCGACGAGGGACGGGCCGATCACGTCGCGCACCCGCACCGCAGCCGCGCCGTACCCGGCCACCGTGGCGGGCGCGAGGTCGCCCCGGGCCTCGATGCTGCCGTGCCACAGGGAGAGCAGGTCGCGCACCGTGCGGGCCTGTAGCGCGCTCGGCTCGGTCACCCCGCGGATCGCGCCGGCCGTCCGCTCGTCGGCCTCGGCGATCGTCGCCCACCCGACCCACACGGGTTCCTCGCGGCCCTCCGTGTAGCGCAGGCAGCGCCAGTACCACCGGCCGTCCGCAGCCCGCGGCCCGCGCGCCACCCGCAGCCGGAGGTCACCGTGGGCGCGCGGGGAGGGTCGTGACGGTC